ACGGGTACTCGGAAGCTGGCGCGACGGCTTTAGTTAATAACGTAGACAACATGCGTACTACGCTGACGAATACAGAGACCGCGCTGGGCACCGCCAATGCAAATCAGTTGTTTGGACAGACGGCGTACAGTTTTGTCAACGAGCAGCTAGAACTTATTGCAAATCAAGACCCGGATGCCGAGGTTCAGCTTTCTGAGAACGATATTATCGCCAAGTTGGTAGAAAATGGGTTTTCCGAGGACAACGCAGCGACGTTGGTTGGCAATGTATCCACCATTCGGACTACAGAAACCACACTTCGAGACCAGATTGACGGCCTTGAGGCGGAGAATACGTTTGCCGAGGGCGCGTATGACTTTGTCAACACGCGTTTGGACGCGATGTTGGGCCAAGATCCGGACGCCGAGGTGCAGATTACTCCGGAATCCATTGTAAACGAGCTTATTGAGAACGGATTTGACCAGACAACGGCTCAAAACTTGGTTGATAGCGTTACTACGGTCAAGGATAAGGTTGCTGACCTTGGGATGCAGCTTGATACGCTGGGCACGGAGGCGAGTTTTGCGCAACGTGCGTACACTTACGTCAATTCCATGTTTAATCAGGGCAAAACGGCGGAAGAAATTTCCAGTTCTCTGGTCGAAAAAGGATTTGCGGAAGATACGGCATCGACTTTGGTTACAAGCGTCAACGACACCCGGTCAACCTTGTCCGGTTTGGAGACAGACTTAGGAACGGCGCAGGATCAGCGGTCGTTTGCGCAGCGGGCCTTTGAGTTTGTAAACTCACAGCTTGATGGGGAGGTTTCCCCTGATGATATTCGCCAGGATCTTTTGGATAACGGGTTTTCAGAGCTTGATGCGGACGCATTGATTACGGATGCCACTGATATTCGGTCGAATACGGACCTTTTGCAGGCTAATAACAACTTCGCGCAGGGTGCATATGGCTTTATTCAGGAGCAATTAGACGCTGGTTCTCAGACTACGGACATCATTCAAGAGTTGATTGATAATGGGTTTGGGTACGAAAAAGCAGAAAGTATGGTCTCTAATATTGTTAACACCGCAACGGACATGGCAGATCTGTCGGACGCTCTAGGTGTTATGGAAACTCGTCAGGAGTTTGCGCAGACTGCGTATAACTTCATTGACGGGCAGCTTGATTTAGGGACGTCCGAGGATGATTTGTTAGGAGAGCTAGTCGAGAACTATGGGTACACGGCAGACAACGCTCAATCTCTTGTGGATGCCGTTCAAGGTTCACGATTCGAGGCTTCTGAACTTGAGAGGATAAAAACCGCGACTACTTCTGGCACAACTTTTGATTTCGCGGTTGGCGACGGAGGACTAGGGGGTCCAGGTCAGGGTGGCGGAACTGGAGTAGGTACAGGAACGGATGGGGTTTTTGCCCCTGCTACAACTAGACCAGGTACAGGCACAGGCACAGGTACAGGCACAGGCACAGGCACAGGCACAGGCACAGGCACAGGCACAGGCACAGGTGCAGGTGCAGGCACAGGCACAGGAGGCACAGGAGGCACGACGAGCCCAGTTGATTCTGGAGTAGACGACGGCACTTACGTTGGTGGTCAGCCTGTCGAGCTTGATGAGTTTGGTAATCCGATTCTTAGGTTCGACGCCTTTGATCGTCCACTAGGAACGTACCTGACGCAGCCTACGGCTCCTGTGGGGCCGTTTGACGCGTATGCTATGCAGATGCCAGAAACACCCGCTTTCAATCCTCAGCAGGCTCGTTTGGGCCCACAGCCTACGCAGGTTACATTGGACGAGGCTGGGTTTATTACTGAGCCTGTGTCGTATATTCCCGAGCAGGTTCCCACGGATCCGACGCCTTATTACAGCCCTCAGTTCAATCAGTTTACTGAGGTTCCTGTGGGCTACGGAGCGACGACAGTGCCTCTGAGCTTTATTCAGCAGCAACAACCTGCTATAAACGCAGTAACTCAAGAGGGAATAGGGGCGTTCCTCGGTAGAAAACCCCCTGTAGGAGTGACATAAATGGCTTATACGATTAAATCTGGTGATACTCTTAGTGAGATCGCGGAAAAAAACAACACCTCCGTTGCGGAGATTATGGCATCTAATCCTCAGATTTCGAATGCAAACCAGATACAAGCTGGCGCATCACTTAATCTTGGCAGCGCAGGTTCGGGAGCGTCTACCTATCAGGGTGGCTTTGGTACGGAGTCTGGTGGCAGCAGTCAGGAGCGAGCCCGTGCGATTATAGGCGATGATCGAGCAAGCGAGTTAGCAAAGCTGTCTCAGCAAAACTTTACCCCCGCGGAAGCGCAGCAGGCGTCTCGTCAGTATGGTTATGTTGGCGGCGTTGGTTCGTTAGACCAGAACATGCTTACTCAGATGTCTCAAACAAAGTATGACCCGTTCAACACTAAGGACACTGTGATCGGCGGTCTGTTGGGTGCAGTTATTCCGGGTGCAGGTTTGTTGTACACGGCTTCTAAATACAACGAAGCCTATGAGGATCGGACGATTGCTAATCAGTTAATGCAGCAAGGTCAGTACGAAAACAAAGGCTTGTTTGGAACTGGGTTGTTTAAGGGGGAAAACGCTGACCAGTTCGTTCCGGTGTACGATGAGAATGACCAGTTGGTAGGATCTCTTGGGCTGGATGCCGAAGGAAATCCTATGCGCTATACTGGGGATCGTATGCAAGGATATGAGGGTTTGGGCTCAGATTTAATCCAACCTAGAGAAATGCCTCAGATGGGCGGGGACGATAACGACGGCCCGGCTCCTATATCTGCGGAGGCTGTTGGTGTAACTCCGGATGCTCCGGCAGCACCGCCATATCGGGGTCCAGCGAAACTACCTCAAATACCGTTGCCTTCAGCTTTGGATCAAGGTACGCCTCGCCCAGCTCCTCAGCAGCCTCTTACTAGACCTACGCCTATTCCGGCTGGATTTGGTCAGCAGAAAGCCTCGGTTCCTTTACCTCAAGGAGGTCAGGGTGTTATGTCGACGCTTGCAGCACAGCAGCAGCAAGAGCAGTACCCGTTTATGTACGGCAATGAGTATCAACGTCAGGAACAACGTGGGATGGTATGAACCTACAAGCTCTTCCAGAAGAAGCCTTAAAGGAGATTTTGTCTCTTACTGAGGCGAAAAAGAAACTAGATCTGCGTGATAAGGCGCAGGACTATTTTATGCCTTTTGCGCATCATGTGTATGAGAACTTTATCGAGGGCCGTCATCATAGAGTGATTGCCGAAAAACTTGAACAGGTGGCCCAGGGAAAGTTAAAGCGGCTAATTATTAACATGCCTCCTCGTCACTCGAAGTCTGAGTTCGCTAGTTTTCTCATGCCTGCTTGGTTTTTGGGTAGGAATCCAAAGTTAAAGATTATCCAGGCGACGCACAACACTGAGTTGGCGGTGCGCTTTGGTCGTAAGGTTCGAGATCTAATTGACGACCCTGCCTACAAAGAGATCTTTCCGGATACGAATTTGAAGGAGGACAACAAGGGTGCGGGTAAATGGCAGACGGACAAGGGCGGTGAATACTTTGCTGCGGGTGTTGGAGCGGCGGTTACGGGTCGCGGTGCGGATTTATTTATAATTGACGACCCTCACTCGGAGCAGGATGCGATGAGTGATAGTGCGTTTGACAATGCGTATGAGTGGTACACTTCTGGGCCTCGTCAGCGGTTACAGCCGGGCGGCGCGATTATTTTAGTTATGACCCGTTGGGGTAAGAAGGATTTGACGGGCCGTTTGGTTCAAGCGCAGGGCGGCGACATTATGTCAGATCAGTGGGAGGTTGTTGAGTTCCCGGCTATTCTTCCTAGCGACAACCCTTTGTGGCCTGAGTTTTGGGATAAGAACGCCTTACTTTCAATCAAAGCGTCTTTGCCTGTGGGCAAGTGGAACGCGCAGTGGCAGCAGCAACCGACGTCTTCGGAGAGTGCGATTGTCAAGCGCGACTGGTGGCGCGACTGGGACCGAGAAAAGATCCCTGCGATTAAGTATATAGTTCAAGCGTATGACACGGCGTTTTCTAAAAAAGAAACTGCGGACTACTCTGCGATAACGACCTGGGGGGTGTTCACTCCGGATGATGGCGGTCCGGACAACATTATTTTAATGGACGCTCGAAGAGGGCGTTGGAACTTCCCTGAACTCAAGGAGATTGCGTATCAAGAGCACGAATATTGGGAGCCGGATATGGTGTTGGTCGAAGCGAAAGCGACGGGCACACCACTCATTGACGAGTTGCGGCTTCGCGGTATTCCTGCCTTGGGCTTCTCACCAGGCAAAGGAAGTGATAAAATAACTCGAATGCACATGGTTGCGCCTTTGTTTGAGGCTGGAATTGTGTGGGCACCGATGCACGAGAAGTTTTCTGATGAGGTCATCGAGGAAGTAGTTTCATTTCCTAATGGCGATCATGATGACTTTTGTGATAGCATGACATTAGCCTTGATGCGTTTTCGCCAAGGCGGCTTCGTTTCTTTGCGGGGCGAAGAGGATGGGGACGACTTGTACGTTCCTCGTAAACGGGAGTATTATTGATGGCTATGCCACCACGTCCGATGGGAAGTTTAGTAGACTCTGGCTTAGACCTTGATATGACTGAGGGTCTTCCAGAAGTTGAGATTGATGTTGATGAGGCGATGGACTTCAGCGGTGGGGCTGAGATTATCGACGACGGTCAGGGCGGAGCAATTGTTCAAGCCATGGGTGAAATGGACGAGGAAGGTGTAGACGTCGAGATAGTCGAGCACACTGCAAACTTAGCGGAGTTTTTAGATGACGGTATTCTTGGAGAAATTAGCAGCGACTTGGTCGGCCTTTACGAAGAAGATTACGAATCTCGCAGGGACTGGGAAGAGACTTATAGTAAGGGTTTGGACTTACTCGGTGTTCAAAACACGGAGCGTTCTGAGCCGTTTGAAGGCGCTAGTGGGGTCACGCACCCTTTAATTAGCGAAAGCGTTACGCAGTTTCAGGCACAGGCGTATAAGGAATTGCTGCCAGCGGGTGGTCCCGTTCGGACTCAGATCATCGGGGTGCAAGACCAGCAGCGAGAAGACCAGGCGCAGCGTGTCAAACATTTTATGAATTACCAGATTATGGAAGTCATGGAAGAGTACGATCCGGGCATGGATCAGATGCTGTTCTATCTTCCCTTGTCTGGATCTACGTTCAAGAAAGTTTATTTTGATCCACTAAAGGCTCGTGCGGTAGCAGAGTTTGTTCCAGCACAGGACGTGGTTGTTTCGTATTCAGCTACGGATTTGGCGACTGCTCCACGAGTTACGCATGTCTTAAAGATGACCGACAACGATGTTCGGAAGATGCAATTCTCTGGAGTGTACAAGGACATCGATCTAGGGGGCGCTGGAGACGCGCAAGAGGACGAGGTAGAAGAGAAGGTCAACAAGCTACAAGGTCTCTCACGGAGCTACACAGACGATATCCGAACTATTCTGGAGATGCACTGTGATCTTGATGTCGAAGGTTTTGAAGACACAGATCAGATGGGCGAGCCCACGGGTATTAAATTGCCGTACATTGTCACGATTGACAAGGACAGCGGTGAGGTCTTAGCGATTCGGCGCAACTATGACGAGACCGACCCGATTAAAAAGAAACGTCAGTACTTTGTGCATTACAAGTTCCTGCCGGGATTAGGTTTTTACGGCTTTGGTTTGGTGCATATGATCGGCGGTTTGGGTCGTGCGGCAACCAGTATTCTGCGTCAGTTGATTGATGCGGGAACTTTGGCGAACTTGCCCGCAGGCTTTAAAGCTAGGGGTGTTCGTGTCCGTAACGATGATGAGCCGCTTCAGCCGGGTGAGTGGAGAGATATTGACGCGCCGGGCGGCAACATTCGAGACTCGTTGATTCCTTTGCCTTACAAAGAACCATCTGGCACGTTAGCTCAGTTGTTGGGTTCTTTAATAGAAGACGGTCGACGGTTTGTTTCTATTGCCGATCAGCAAGTAAACAACATGAGCCAAGAGACCCCAGTTGGCACAACTGTGGCGATGTTGGAACGCGGCATGAAGGTCATGTCTGCTATTCATAAGCGTTTGCATTACGCACAGAAAAATGAGTTTAGGTTACTGGCCCGTATTTTTAAAGAAAATACAGGTCCGGAGTATCCATACGATGTAGCGGGGGGTTCCGCCGCAGTAAAACAGGAAGACTTTGACGACAGAATTGATGTTTTGCCCGTCAGTGATCCTAACATATTCTCCATGGCGCAACGCGTTACGCTGGCCCAGACCCAACTACAACTGGCTCAGTCTAATCCTCAGATGCACAACCTTCACGCTGCGTATCGACGGATGTATCAGGCGCTCGAGGTCCAGAACATTGAAGAGATCTTGCCTCCTCCCCAAGAGCCTCAACCTATGGACCCCGCTATGGAGAATGCCAAGGCGCTTATGGGGGATATTTTACGAGCGTTCCCAGAGCAGAACCACGAGGCGCATATCGATATTCATATCATGTTCATGAAGACTCCGATTGTATCGACGTCTCCGCAGATCATGGGATCGTTTATGTCTCACTTGCAGGAGCACGTTAGTATGCTTGCGAAGAAACAGGCTATGGATGAGGTCAAACAGGCACTGAGCGGAGCAAAGATGATGGCAGAGGTCGGGGCGGTAAGTTCGGAATCGGTAGCTCAGTACGAACAACAGCTTCAGGTCGACATGCAGAATCAGCAAGAGGTTGAAAACTTGGTTGTCCTTTACCAGCAAAAGATTATGGCGGATGTTTTGGCTCGACTGATGCCGGAGAACCCGAACGAGCCGGATCCGTTGGTGGCTATTCGTATGCAGGAACTACAACTTCGCAAGGAGAAACAGGACCAAGATGCGTTAAACGACGCTGCCAAACTCGAGTTGGAGATGAACAAGGTCGAGCAGCGTGACCGATTAGACACCGCCCGCATGGATTTGCAGGAAGAGATCGCTGGAGATCGGAACGAAGTTAACCGGGAGCGTATCGCAGTTAACGCTGAGATCCAGCAAATGGCTATGCAACGGAGGGGATAATGCCGTTAAAAGAAGGTAAGTCTCAAAAAGTCATTAGCGAGAATATAGAGACAGAGATGTCTGCGGGGAAGCCCCAGAAACAAGCTGTAGCTATCGCTCTGAGCAAAGCGGGTAAAAGTAAGTATGCCTCTGGCGGTATGGTAAACAAGCGGTTTAGCCCTATCGCTAGGCCGCAGAGGTTTGTCGGAGAGTTCTAGTGTGGTGTGTTCTTGTATTTGTCGGATACGGACACACTTTCGTAAACAATTACGGCACGAAGTTTTATAAGGCTTGCTACTACGACTGTGGTGTGCCAGGCGGAAAGAACGGGCAGTGGTACGATAAACGGCACGTTGTCCATCCAGACGCTTACTGCCCCGCGAGGTACATGGACACATGATTGATCCTATTACAGCCGTTGGCCTAGCCACATCTGCTTATAACGCCATCAAGCAGGGCGTTGCCGTAGGCCGTGAATTGCAAGATATTACAGGTCAGCTTGGTCAGTGGGGCAAGGCTTGTAGCGATTTTGCCTTTGCTGAAGAGCAAATCAAGAACCCTCCTTGGTATAAATTTAAAGGATCAGACACGCATAGCGCCATAGAAATCTTTGCGCAGAAGAAAAAAATGTCCGAAATGCGCAAGGAAATCAAAAACTTCATCAGTTTTCAGTACGGACCGTCCGCTTGGGAGGAAGTGCTGCACATTGAGGCGCAGATGCGCAAGCAGCGTAAAGAAGAGGTTTACCGCAAGGCAGAACTCAAACGCGCCCTAATAGAGTGGACTGTAGGTATTCTAGTTGGTTTAGCTGGAATAACGGGTCTTGTTATCGTTGGATATTTTCTCGGAAAACAACAGGGAAAGTGGTGATGTGGTTTTTGGTATGGTTCATGTTTACAAACAACAAGTTAGAGCATTACCAGCTTGAGCAATTTCCAACAGAGTTGGAGTGCCAAGAAGAGCTTGAGAGGGCCAAAGTGTTGATAACAAACAGTACCACGGTGGTATATTGCTTTGAGGTTATACCAGAATAAACAGGGAAAGTACGTTGTATATGACAAATCAGGAATTATCGTTATAATAACGTCAAACAAGAGAGTAGCAGAGACATCTGCAAGGAGTTTAGAAGATGCCGAATGAGTACGATCTGAACGGGAATGGCAAGATTGATCCGGTTGAGCATGAGATCATGCTGGAGGACCGTCGCCGCCGTATGGAAGACGCAGACGCCAAGAGAGACGCACAGAGGCGCATGACGTGGTTTGCTTTGTCCGGTATGATCTTATACCCTTTCGTCATTCTAGTGGCCTCTATGACGGGTCTAGAGACGGCAGCGAAGTTGATGGCGGAGATTGCTGCTGTGTATGTTATTGGAGCTTCGGGTATTGCCGCGGCTTATTTTGGGTTTAACGCAATGGAGAGTAAGAATGCTTCAAGCTCTGATAGGTCCGATCGCTAGTCTTGCTGGCGGATGGCTGGACGCAAAGACTACTAAGCAGGCCGCAGAGGCCAAGCTCAAGCTAACCGAGGCGGAAGCCAAGGCTAAGATAATGCTGTCGGAGCACACTAGCGTTGCCGACTGGGAGCGCATCATGGCAGAAGGCGCGAAATCAAGCTGGAAAGACGAATGGTTCGTAATTGTGCTGTCAATCCCGTTGATTTTAGCTTTCATCCCCGGCGCAGAGGGCTGGGTAGATCGTGGGTTTGAGCAGCTTAACAAAGCGCCGGACTGGTATTTTTATTCGTTAGGTATCGCGATAAGCGCCAGCTTCGGTGTGCGCGGTGCGCAGGCTTTGTTTAAGAGGAAGTAATGGAAAACTTAAAGTTACCTGTAGCCCTCGTGGCAGCAATGGCTGTGCAGTTAGCGGCGGGTGTTTGGTGGGTCGGCCAGCAGGCGGCTACCATTGCCAGCCTTGAGGAGACTGTAGGTGAGATTGGTTCCAAGATGGCGATTGAGGACAACGTGAACCTGAAGCGGGACGTTCAGGACAACGCCATGGAATTGGAATATGCTTTTGATGAGATTGAAGAAGTTTGGGATGAACTAGCCAACTTAGCTAACTCGATTGGTCAGGTGACGCAGTTGCAGCAACGAGTGGCCCTAATCGAAAACGATTTGAAGTATATTAACCGTGACCACAACGGAATTTTGGACATGAAAGGTGGAATGAAATGACATACAAACTGGGAAACCGTAGCAACGAACGGCTAGAGGGGGTTGATCCTTCCTTACAAGCCGTTGTCCGCATGGCTATTGGGATAAGTGAGCAAGACTTTAGTGTGATCTGTGGTCTTAGGACCCGCAAGGAGCAGGAAGCCTTGGTCGCTAAAGGTGCAAGCCAGACTATGAAAAGCAAGCACCTGGGTGGTTATGCCGTTGATTTAATGGCATATATTGATGGGGGCAGATGGGAACTCAATCTCTATGATGAGATTGCCGACGCTATGAAAACTGCCGCCAAGGATTGCGGCGTTAAGATTCGTTGGGGTGCGGCTTGGCATATCGATGACTTTGGGGCCTATGAAGGCACGGCGGAAGAGGCTATGAATGAGTATGTAGACTTACGTCGTTCGCAGGGCCGTCGTCCATTTATCGATGCGCCTCACTTTGAAATCATGGAATAGGAGAAGTATAATGGCTGCACCTAAGAAATCCCTTCGTCCAAGGGCCCGACCTAAAAATTTAAACAAGTCTATTTACGGGGTTGAAGAGGGTAGCACCAGCAGCCCTGACGGTGTGTATGTGACGGAGCGTGACGAGGCCGACGCGGTTTCCCGTGGAAACAGAGAAGCCAAACGTCGCACAGAAGACACTCAAAAATTTATGATGGGCGGAGAAGTTCGCCAGGGTTTTGCTGAAGGCGGCGAAGCGAAGAAGAAGAAGCTGCCGAAGACTCCCAAAATGCCCAAGGATCCAAAAACGCCTACTTCGATGGGTGACAAAAAACTATTCCAACTTCCGTACAAACGAAAGATTTCAAAAAAACTAGGCACTAAAGAATTACCTGTTGGAAAACCAGTGCCTGATAGCATGTTACCCCCCATGTTAAGTACCCGTAAAAACGGTAAAGGAACTCGTGAAAACTTTGAAGGTAGCTTTAGATCAGGCGGCGAAGTCCGCGTTGCGGATGTTCGTGATAACCCTAAACGTGGAAAGTGTTACTAATGACTACGATTATGATCAGTGTGCTTTCTGACGGGATGCCTGTAGATAAAATGGAAAGCGATGAGGATGGCAACAGTTGTCCGCTCCCAACGCAAGATGACGAGCTAAACGCCGCTAACCGTGAGATAGCCGTTGAGGAATACGGATACCGTGAGCCCAACAGTTCGGTTGCTTTTCGCAATGATGAGAGTTGCGGAACGTGTGGGATGTACAATCAGACTGAGAATATGCAGGGTTGCATTGGGGATGAGTCTGGGGACACGGGCTATTGCCAACTACTCAAGTTTGTGTGTAGTAGTGAAAACACATGCAACGAGTGGGCAGAGGGTGGGCCAATCACATCTGACCTACAAGAGGAATACAAGGATATCCTATAATGGATGTGGTTGACTTTGCAAAACATGTGTATAAGTTGTTAAGAGAACGTGAGGATGACATAGCACGTTCTTTAGCTAATGGGTCTGCCAAAGACTGGGAAACCTATAAAATGATGGTGGGAGAGATACGGGGGCTTTCTTTCGCTAAAGAAGAAATGAAGTCCCTGCTGGAGAGAAACGCTGACGATGTCGAAGACCTTATATCTTCCTGATCACGTCGCGCAGAAAATGAATAAAGAAAAGGACTCCAAATCAGCGGAGTCTTCTCCTTTAGACAGCGCGTATGTAAATGCTGGAGAGCGGGTGTTAGAACCCTCGCTCCTAGACAAAACTTTACTTGACCGATTACCACAGCCTACAGGATGGCGTATGTTGGTAATGCCGTATCAAGGTAAACTTCAAACAAAAGGTGGCTTACATCTTCCGGACGAGGTTCGGGAGCGCGAAGCTGTGGCTACGACTGTAGCGTACGTTTTAAAGCTGGGGCCGTTGGCTTATGGGGACAAAGAAAAGTACGGAGAGCCTTGGTGCAAAGAGGGACAGTGGGTCTGCATTGGTCGGTATTCTGGATCACGATTTAAGATAGACGGTGGTGAAGTCCGGATTATTAACGACGACGAAGTAATCGCAACAATACTGGAACCCGATGATGTCAAACATGTCTGAAACAGAAAATGAAGAAATTGAAGTTGAGATCGAGGACGTAGCTCAGGAAGAAGAACCGCAGGAGGTGGAGCAAGAGGCTGCACCTGTTGAAGCAGCTCCTCAAGAAACGGAGGACTCGTCAGAAGACGAGGGAGAGCTGGACGACTACAGTAAGGGCGTCCAAAAAAGAATTAAAAAGCTCACTGACAAATACCGCAAAGAAGAGCGTGATAAGCAAGAAGCTCTTCGGTTGTCTTCTCAGTTGATGGACGAAAATAAGAAGATGAAAGATCGTCTTCGTCTTCTTGACCGAGGTTATGTGCAAGAGTACGGAAACCGACTTAACATTGAAATGAGCACTGCAAAGCTGCAATACAAAGATGCGGCGGATCGAGGCGACAGCGATAAGATGTTAGAAGCGCAGGAGAAACTCTCGCGTTTACACAATGAGATGGATCGTCATCGTCAGGCAAAGGCACGGGTGGATCGTGAGGCAAAGGCCCCACAACAACCGTCTTTACAGCCTGGTCAGCCTATTCCGCAGCAACAACAGCAACAAGCTGCGCCGCAACCTGATCCGAAGGCTGTAGCTTGGGCGGAGAAAAACGAATGGTTTGGCACGGACAGATTACTTACATCTGCAACATATGCCATCCATGCGACACTTGTTGAAGATGAGGGGTTTGACCCGAACGGAGATGAGTACTATAGTGAAATTGACCGACGTCTTCGTTCGGAGTTTCCGAACAAATTTCAGACGGTCAAGAAGTCGGGAAGTGGAGCACCTGTCGCCTCGGGGAACTCCTCTGCATCTCGCAGTACTAAACAGGGGCGCAGGTCGGTGAAGCTGACGCATTCTCAGGTTGCGATTGCAAAAAAGCTCGGCGTACCGCTCGAGGAATACGCAAAGTTTGTAAAGGATTGAGAAATGGCTAACAGAACACCACGCAAAACCGAATCGCGAGATACAGAATCGCGCAGAAAACCATGGGCACCGCCCAGTCACCTAGAGGCACCTACTCCGCCAGACGGATATGTGCATCGTTGGATCCGAGTCGCAATGCGCGGTGAGGAGGATAAGATGAACGTCCACGCAAAACTGCGCGAAGGATGGGAACCTGTCCGTTCTGACGAATACCCAGACTACGAAGCTCCTGTCATTGATACGGGCAAGTATTCCGGGGTAATTGGTCAAGGTGGCTTGATGCTGTGTCGAATACCTGTCGAAACGGCCCAAGAACGAACTGCATATTACGGGGGCAGAACCCGCGAACAAATGGTAGCTGTGGACCAGGACCTTATGAAGGAGCAACATCCTTCGATGCCGATTCAGAATAGTCGGCAAAGTCGTGTAACCTTCGGAGGTCGTGAACGCGACTCCGATTAATTTAGAGGATTGCTACTATGGCAAACACTAACGGTGCATTCGGACTACGTCCGATTGGAGTAGTCGGTCAGGCTGCTAACACCACTGGTGCGACCGAGTATCGTATCGCCTCTGGGAACACTAACGCGATTTACCAAGGATCCCCTGTTATTCCGCTGTCAACTGGCTTTATTGACATTGTTGGCGCGGCTGCGGGTGGTACGGTAGGTTTAGTTGGTGTGTTCTGGGGCTGCGAATATGTTTCGTCGACCACTGGTGAGAAGATTTTCTCAAACTACTGGCCCGGTTCCGGCGCGGATTCTAACCATCCCGTCAAAGCCTTCGTGTATGACAACCCAATGCAAACATTTGTCATCACATCCGATGGTACATTGACTAGCGAAGCGACAGCTCGTGGTCATGTATTTGCAAACGCTAACTTTGCAACAGCTACAAGTGGTTCAACAACCACAGGTATTTCGTCTGCTAAATTAGCTGTCGGCACAATCGCCGCCACCGCTGCTCTACACTTGCGTATCATGGGTATTCAGGACGACCCTGAGAACCAAGATTATACTGCGGCTGGTATCCCATTAATTGTTCGACTGAATAACAGTTTCAACTCCGCCAACGGCGCGATTGTAGCTGGTACTCCTTCGACTACTGGCGTGTAAAGGAGGTCTAAAGAATGGCTATTTCTCGCGCACAATTAGCGAAAGAGCTTGAACCGGGTCTCAACGCTTTGTTCGGTATGGAGTACTCTCGGTACGAAAACCAACATGCAGAGATCTTTACAACAGAATCTTCTGATCGAGCATTCGAAGAGGAAGTGATGTTGTCTGGTTTCGGCGCGGCACCAACTAAATCAGAAGGTGCTGGCATTAACTTCGACGAAGCTAACGAAGCCTATACAGCTCGTTACAACCACGAAACAGTGGCGTTGGCGTTCTCTATAACAGAGGAAGCTATCGAAGACAATCTTTATGATCGTCTTGGTTCTCGCTATACGAAAGCGCTTGCGCGTTCTATGGCACACTCAAAGCAAGTTAAGGCCGCTGCGGTTCTTAACAACGCATTTACGGCTGGCGCTTCCGCTGGCGGTGACGGTGTTGCTTTGTGTGCAACGGACCACCCACTGACATCAGGTGGTACGTTTGCTAACGAACCAACTACTGCGGCGGACTTGAACGAAACATCTCTTGAAGATGCTTTGATCAACATTGCAGGGTTTGTTGACGAACGTGGTCTAAAGGTCGCGTTGCGCGGCACTAAGTTGGTCATCCCACGTCAACTGCAATTCGTTGCAGAGCGTTTGATGGTTTCCAACTTGCGTGTTGGCACAGCGGACAATGATACAAACGCTATCCGCTCTATGGGTATGTTGCCAAACGGTTATGCCGTTAACGACTTCCTTACAGATCCAGATGCGTTCTTTATCATGACTGATGCGCCTCGTGGTTTCGTCCACTTCGAGCGTTCTGCTCTTTCCACTAACATGGAAGCAGACTTCGACACAGGAAACATGCGCTTTAAGGCTCGTGAACGTTACAGCTTTGGTTTTTCAGACCCACGTTGTGTGTTCGGGTCGCCCGGCGCAGCCTAAGAATAGATACAGTTTGTATCTTGGGGGGCAACTTCGGTTGCCCCTTTCTTTTTGTTTTATTCTTCTGTATTGTTTAGGCATCCCTGACAGTCGCATGGTGCGGCTGACACTTGCCACGACAGGAGATTGACATGGCTACTTCAACTTTTTCCGGCCCGGTAAAAAGCAATTCCGCTTTTTGGGGCAATCCAATCCTTTTCGCAAACCTGCCTACAGCTGCGGCTGCTAACGAAGGTTATATCTACTACGTTTCTGATGCCCGTAAGGTAGCTGAGACTGCTGGTAACGGCACGGGTAACTTGGTGTTTTCAGATGGAAACAACTGGATCCGCGTAGATACTGGCGCAACTGCCACCGCATAGGGAGAACTTAAATGGCAGGTCCAGTAACCGCATATAATTGGGTTCAAGGCACAACGGCTGCGATTGTTGGGCCTACTCGTTCTCGTCTCCGTCAGGTAGTTATATATGCTGCCGCAGCGGGCGCGTTCACTCTTAAAAACGGTGGCGCATCTGGGAGCACTTTGCTGACGCAGACGTTCCCTACGGGGCACCATGTCATGAACATTCCTGACGATGGCATCATTGCCTCTGAAGGTGTTTATGTCTCGGCCTTTACAGGGGCCGCAAACCAACTGACAATTATTTTGTCTTAGGGGGTCTCGTGGCTTACGATATCCGCTCCATATCACAGGTCGGAACATCTGAGCCCTTTGAGCTTCAGGTGTCCAGGGGTCAAATCCCTGGACATTATTTCGTGCATAAGTTTGGGTACAACCCCGAGATAGGAACATCCGCCGAGACTGTCTGGGCACAGGGCGGACTCTACGTTTACCCCACTGCCGCGTCTACAATGTACATATCAAGCAGTTCAACAGCAGACACTGCGACGGGAACAGGGGCAAGGACTGCTACTGTTTCAGGTTTAGATGCTGACTTCAAAGAGATCAGTGTAACCGTCTCCTTAAATGGTCAAGCGGGTGTTCAACTTAACGGTGCTTTAAACTGGTATCGCGTTAACCGTGTTATTGTTAATACGGCTGGTTCA